TTTATTCCACGTGTTCGCTCGACCGACGGTCAATGTGCCGTCGGTAATGGTTTGGTCGCCACTATTGCCCAACTTTTCATCGGCCAGTTTTTTACCCATCGCGGCCGACAAGGCATCATCCGTCGCTGTGCCGGTCAGCGTATTGGCCACTCTGACTATGCCGCGCGCGGTAGATGAGGCTCGGGGCAATTTGTGGCTGTGGGTATTGCTGACGGCCACGCTCTCGCTGGTTTCGGTCAGGTCGGCAGGCTGCCCTAGGGAGATGGTGCGGTTGGCCGCCAGCGTGCCGCCGCCCGTCAGGCCTGCACCTGCGGTGATTTGGCCGGTTTTTAAGGCGTAAGCCTGCGCCGCCTCGATTTTATTTGCGCCAATCTGGGCAACGGCTTTGGCCAGTTCGGTTTTCAGCCACAGGGTACGGTTGGCCAGTTCGCGCGGTGCGCGGTTGTCGATGCCGTTGGGGCCGCCCATCACGGGGTCGGAGGTTTCCAACTGGTAGATGCCCGCTTCCCAGCGGTTGGTTTCGGTTAAATTTGCCATTACGCAGTTCCTCTGTTGAATTTGCCGTCGCGCAAGGCGCGGCCGTTGTGCCTTAAGGCGGCATGTTGGTAATCGAGTGCGGCTAAAACGCAGCGTGCCGGTGCAAATGCACTCAGGGTGTGCCGCAGCAGATCGGCCTGGTCATTGGTGATGGCATGAGGCATCATGATGCGGTAGTGTGCCCAGCGGTCGCTGTGGCCGTAGGCATGTCGGCCGTTGCGGACGATTTCGCCGTTATGCCGTTTGTTGCCATAGCCTTCGGTAATTTCGACTTCTCCAAATCCCAACCGCCGCACAATCTCGCGTATTGCCCAGGGCGTGCCTTTGTAGCGGTGCAGCAGGTACGCGCCTTTAATCAGTTTTCGGCGCGTTTGGTCGCTCTCGGCCAGCCAGTAGCCGTCGACACCCAAAATGCTGCGGCTCTCGGCCAAGAGCGGCAGGTGTTCGGGGGCGACCAAATCGACCAGGCGCGGCATCAGCTGCGGCAGCTCGGCCAAATCCAAACGCAGTCCCAATTCGGCCAGCGCGCGGGCGCGTTGGTCGCGTTCGATGACGGCGGCGTAGGAGAGTTTGGCCATCGTCTAGCCCTCCGCCGTTTGTGCGGCAATGCGGATGGTGGTACTGGTGCAGCGTGCCCACTGATCAGGCTTGACCACGGTCAGCGGCAGGTTATGCAGCACCACGTTGTACACACCGGCCACTTTCAAGGCCGTCTGAATGTCCAGCGGTACGATGTCCAAGCCGAGCCGGCTGCGGCGGGCGGCTTCATACACTGCCCATGCCTGTTCGGCCGCCGCTTTGGCGGTGCGGGCATCGGTGCCGGTAAACAGGGTCAGCTCGGCGTCCAGCGTGTAATCAACGGCGGTCGGGGCTTTGACCACCACTGTGTCGCACAGCGGGCGGCGTTTCTCGGCTGATAAGGCAGCTTGAATCTTGCCAATCAACTCGGCATTGGGCAGGCCGTCTTTGGCCAGCACGGTCACCGCCACCCGACCGCCTATGGGCCGGCCGCCGCCGTCGGTATCGTTGGCCACGTGCACGTCCACCACCGCCGGGCTGGCCTGCCGAGCCCAATATTGGTAGGCACCCACCGGCCCGGCTACGCTAAAGCTCTCCGGTGCCAGCAACACGCGCTCGCGATAGGCTTCATCGTCTTCAATTTCTACGCCGCCGGCGGAAACGGTGGTGTTGCCGACGACCACGTCAATTGTCGGATGCAGCCGCTCGGCCAGGCTGTTGATTTGTCCGACCGACCAGCCGTTACCGACTGTGCCGGTTTCGGTGCATTCGGCAGCCACTTCGGCGCTGCGTTGGGCGGCAGTCAGCAGGGCAGCTTCAGTGGTGACAAAACTGGTCTGCCCGGCATTGACCCGCGTGCCCTTGGGTATGGTGATTTGTTCCAACCCGCTCAATACCGCAGTAAAGCGCAGGGTGGTCAAGGCAGGCTGTGCCTGCAGGCGCGGGGTGGACACATCATCACCGCACAAGTCCAGCATCAGGCCGGTGGCAAAGCGCGGGTGCTGCTGGCGGTAGGCTTCGTTGACCTGCTGGCGCAGCAGGTGCTCGCGGTAGGCAAAGGTGTTGATCAGCAGGCGTTCGATATGCGCCGGCTGCAATACCTTGCCCGCCCTCTGTTCGTAGTCGGCGATGGTGGCGGCCAGGGTTTGTGCCAAGTCGTCATCGACAATCTTGACTTCTTCGCGTTTCAGTTTGCTCAAATCCATTTTCAGGTAACCTCAAGCACAATGTCGGTGTGGTAGATTTCGCCCGCCGCTTCATCCGCCACCCGCCAATGCACGGTCATGATGAGATGCGGGGCGTGGCCGCTAAACGTCACCTGCTCGACTAATGCGCGCTTCTCCCACGTCTGAATCGCCAACACCACTTCGCGGACGGTGTTGGGGATAAATTCGTCTTCCGGATAGTCGATGTAGTCGAACCAGTTGCTGCCGAAGTCCGGCCGCAACACGTCGCTGCCCTTACGGGTAGCAAGGATGTTTTCGATGCACTGGTTGATATCGTCGAGGTCTTGCACGATATCCTGCCCGCTTTTCAAAGGGGCGGGCTGCCAGTGGCGGCTGCGCGGGATGGTCGGTGTCGTCATGGGCTTATTCTGCCTAATTGGCGGGGGCGGGTCTTTTAAACGGCTTTAAAAAACAATCCCCGTATCGGGTCAGATACGGGGATTGTGCTGCGGCGCTTGTCCGCGGTCTTGTAAAACGTTTTCAAAAATCAGCCGGCCTGCATGCTGCCGGTGGTGCCGCCGGAGTCGCCGGGGTGGATGTGTCCGGAGACGCTGATACCGTTGAGGATGATGTCGCCGTTGATGCGCACGGTACCTTCGATGCTGGCGGTATCGCCCCCGCCGCCGTTGGAAGCAGTCAGGCCGGCGGTGTAGGTCAGCATGCCCTTGACCGTGGCGTTGCCGGTAATCTCCGTTTCCGGCGACTGGATTTCCACTTTCGAGGCCGCCTTAACCACCACCTTGCCCGGGGTGTCGACGGTTACCTGTCCGTCGGCTCTGTTGTGGCTGATGACGGTGCCGTTGCTGAATTTCCGCAGCCACATATTCGCATCGGCGGCGGGCGTGCCGTCCTGATCGTTGTAGATGACACCGAGGCAGACGCCGCCTTCGCCGCGCGCATCCAGCAGGCAGACGGCCAGTGCACCGGGGTCGGGCAGCGCGTAGAACTGGTTGCCGCCCGCACCTAGGCTGACCACCGGCAGCCAGTCGGTTTGGATGTCGTCCAAGGTCGGCACGGTTACGCGCACCGCGTGTTTGGCCGCGTCCACCGCCGCTACGGTGCCGAACTGCAGGGTGGCGGTAAAATCATGAGTTCGCATTTTTGGCTGCCTGTTTTTTGGGTTGGGTTGCGGCGGTTGCCTGTGGTGGATCATCCGGCACGTATTCGATCATTTTTACCTCCAAATCGCTGGTAAAGCCGCCGCCGCGGCGGATTTCGTGCCGTGCCTGTTTCACAAGATATTTGCCGCTGAACTTGCCGAAGCCTTTGAGCTGCACGGTCTGCCCGGCCACCAGCTTGGCGTTGCCGACCATTGAGAAATTGCCGGCCACTTGGCTTTGCTGTGCATTGGCCAGCGCGGCATCGGCACGGGCATTGACCTGCGCCTGGCTCTCGCCGCGGTTGGCCACGATTTTGAGCGTGTCGCCGCTGCTGGCGCGCTTGCCGCCCGGGCGCAGTGCGCGGCTTTGGCGGCGGGTGCGGCGCGTGGTCTTGCGTTTGGCATCATAGCCGCTCACCACCGCTTCCTGCGGCACGCCCTTAATCAGGTCGCGCAGCCTGAAGTTTTTGATGTCCTCCGGCAGCAAGACCGCCACCGGCTTTTGCTCGGCCAGCGCGTCGTTGGCCTGAAAAACCAACTGCCTGCCGACAATCTTGAAAGTGTGGCCGTATTCTTTGGCCAAACGGGTCAGAAACTCCACATCGCGCTCCTGATACTGGGTCACGCGCTCGATCGGGATGTGCCGGATGGTGCCGGTTACCTTCAGGTGCAACCGTCGGGCAATGCGGCGCACGATGTCGGCCAGCGTGGTGTGCTCGTAGGCACGGCCGCGCTGGGTGCGGTTGGATTTGGTGATGCCGGTGGACAGCGCTTTCAGGGTAATCACGGACGGCGGGTGCTGGTACTCGATCTCGGCCAGCTCCATGCTGCCCAGCTTGAGCATGCCGTTAATCTGGTCGCCGATTTCCAGGCTGATTTTGTCGCCCTGCTCGGGATACCACTTTTGCCGCCAGCGGCCGTCCACGTCTTCCAGCTCCACCTGCACTTCGTCCGATTGGCCTTCCAAATAATCGGTGTAGCTCACCGATAACAAATAGGGCTGGATGTCGCTGGTAATGTCCTTTTGCTCGTATTTGATGATGACCTTGGGCAGGGTCACCGGATGGCTGGCCGTGCTGTTCAGGCTACCTGAAAGCAAGGCACCCAGATGGAGGTTAGGCATCTGCATCGTCGTCTCCGTTATCGCCGCGCAGCCACGGCGGCATGTCGGCTTGGGTTTGGGGTTTGGCCTGGATGACCGGCACATACACAGTCAGGTTGGCGGCAAACTGCTCGGCCGCCGGCAGGTGCGGATTGGCGGCAATCAGGCGGGAGATTTCCAGCGGATTGCCGTAGTATCGCCAGGCAATCAAATCCCAGCGGTCGCCCTCGCGTGTCAGGTGTCTTAATACCGATTCGCTCATTTCGTCCCGTCCTTTCTGCCGGCCAGCCACGCGGTCAAGCTTTGCGCCCCGCGTGCACCGTTGTTCAGGCTGTCGGCGACCGAAGCGATGGCGGCAGCGCCGCCTTCCAGCCAGCCGCCCACCATGCCGCTTTGCGCACCGTTGCGCAGTGCGGCCAAACCGCCGGAGAGTTCGCGCGCCGCCTGGCCGCCGTAGGCCAGCATTTCGGCCGCACCGGACAGGTTGCCGATGTATTTGCCGACTTCGGGCAGCCGATTCAATTTACCCAGCGCCGTGCCGCCCAAATTGACTGCATCGCCCACCACGCCGAGCAAGGCCAGCGGGTCGTGTTTTAGCTCGCGGGCATGGGCAATCAGGGTTTGCAGCTGGCCGACTTCCTGCTCGACACTGCGGTAGATGCGCACGCCGGTCTGTACCGCATCGGCCACTTTGGACAAAGGGGCACGCACCGACTCGGGCAACATGGCGAGCAGCGGATTTTGGCCGTTGGCCACGCCCGGGGTCGGCAGCGGGTTGTTCGGGTCGCCGACAAACTGGGTCAGGCTCACGTCCAGCTCGCGCGCGGCGGTGCGGCCGCGGCCGTCCTGCAGCAGGGTGCGGGCGGTCAGCGATTCAATCACAAACCAGCCGACAAAGCGGCCGGAGCCGAACACCAAGGACACCGCCTGCTGCGCTTCCTTGGCGGCGATTAAGCCCTTGTAGGCCGCGTCCACATCGCCCAGCTTCCAGTGCAATTTCAACCCGAAGCGTATCTGCGTCAGCTCGTTGCCCATCGCCTGCAGGCGCGGCCGCCCGGCCAACACCTCATGCTTGGCGTAGCTGGCACCGTGGGTCTCTTCAAGGTCGGTAAAGCTGCCCAATAATTCAAAACGGACATCGCCCAACATGGCAAACATCAATAAGCCCTCCTGGCTTTATCGGCCATCAGCCGTTCAAACAATTGCTCAAACTCGCGCAAGCCCAGCTGCATGGCTGCCTGAATCTGCCCCGCATCGCCGCCGGGTGCATTGATGGTCGGGCTGAAATGTACCGTGATGCCGCCTGCCGCAGCCGTGCCCTGCCGTGCGGCAGAGAGTTCGGCGCTGTTGGCGGCCATTGAAGCGGCCAAGGATGAGGTGTTGTCGCTGAAACGCTGTTGCAAATCCGAAGCCACGCCGCCGATGGCGTTGAGCGGGCGCGGTGCGCCCTGATTGATGCCGATTTGCAGACCCTCCATCATCCAGCCGCCGAAACGGCGGAATACCCGGCTGGGCGAGTGGATGTCCATCACGCCCGCAAACGTGTTTTTCAGGGCGGCGGCCTTTTCCGCCAACCAAGCCCGTACCGCCTCGAATTTCGCCTGCAATCCGTTCCACAGCCCCTGGATGATGTTGCTGCCGAACTCGGTAAATCTGGCCGGCAAGTCAATGCCGAACCATGACAATACGGCAGCAAAGGCCGAATAAAACGCGCCAATGGGCGACCAGTTGAGAATCAGGCCGAGGATGCCGAGCAGGCCGCCGTCGAAGGCGGTTTTGATTTCCGTCCAAGCCGAGCCGACCAGCGAGGAAATGCCGTCGAAAATCATGCGCCAGCCGTCCACTATCATGGTGCCGACAGAAACAACGGTATTGACCACCGAAGCCAAAGCCGAACCGACCGACTCCCCCCAGCTGCGGGCGTTGCCTTCTCCTGCCTGAGTCAGGTTGAAAAAGTCGCCGAACCAATCCAAAACAGGTTGCAGATAAGGCTGTACGGCCGTCCAAATGCCGCTCAATGTGCCGACAAACGCATCAAACAGCGGCGTCAGCGGTTCCAAGCCTTTAGTCAGTCCCTCCCAAAATCCGGCAAAGAAGGCTTTCAGGGGCTTCCAGTATTTGTAAATCAGCACGGCGGCGAAGACTAGGGCCATAATCACCCAGCCAATCGGTGTGGTTAGCAGCGAACGGGCAAGAAACATAAAGCCCTGTCGTACCAAGCCCAATGCCACATTTAGTTTGCCGAATACACCGGCACCTTGGCCGATACGGCCGAATACCGAGGCAAACGGTGCAGCCACCCGACCGAGACCGCCGGCAACACGGGTCGCCCATTGGGCAGACATGCCGAAGGTGCGCAGCAGGCTCACTCCGCGCGATATCCCCCTCATACGGAACAATCGCCACATGTTTTGCATGGAGCGGATCTTTTGGAAACCTATCCATACCGACCGGAAAGGCATGGCCACCATAGAGAGGGTGTAGGCAATACCGAGAAATGCCAGTTTGATGCCAATCAATCCGACTACTAAGCCAGCAGCTACTTTAATAGCCTCTTTATGTTTGCTGATAAACGGTATGGCATATTGCTCAATCACATTTTGGCCGAAGGTGGCAAACCGTTTCAAATCAGGTGCGAATACTTCGCCGAACTTGGCGGCGGCATTTTCGGCCATCCCGCCCAGCGCCTCTATTGCGCCTGACAGGGTGCCGGTTTTTACTTTGATCCGGTCTTCCAAGGATGCCTGCTGATCCATCTTGGCAATCATGGCGTCGAAGCCGCCCAAACCGGCCTGGCCGAGGATGGAGGCCACGCGTCCGCCCTCTTGTCCGAACAGGGCATCGGCCACATCCATCACGCCTTTGTCGCCGAAGCGGGCGCGGACTTTGCCGAACTCAGATTCCAGCGTACCGGTAATCTCACGCAGCGATTTCATGCTGCCGTCTTTGTTGAAGAAGTCGAAATGGGCGCCGGACTTTTCCACCATGTCGCGCACTTCCGTTTTCATGCCTTTGGCGGCCATTTCCATCATGGCCGGCCCTTTGGACAACTGGCTCAACATCATATTGAAGTTGGTACCGAAGCTGGAGCCCTCCAGCCCTTTATTAGCAGCCAACCCTTCTACCGCATAAATCTGTTTCTGATTCTCCAAACCGGTCAGGCCGAGGGTATTAACCTTCGGCGCATAGTAGGACATGGCTTGATACATGTCCTCCTTACTCAGGCCGGCAGCGAAATAGGCACGTTGGGTCAGGTCGGCCGAGCGCAGCAGCTCGGACTCCTTGATGCCGTGCGCCTCCATGTTTTTGGCAAAGAAGCTGCCGTCGGCAATCGGAATGCCCATCACGGTATTCAGCCGGGCGGTAGCCAGACCGCCGCCGTTGATGATGGTTTCATCCGAAATACCCTGGCTCTTCAAGCCGAGCGCCATATTGGTAAAGTCGGTTTTATTCCCCGGCAGGGCGGAGCCCCATTCGGTGGTCAGCCGGTCGATTTCGTTGAAGCGGCCGAAGCTGCCGTCGCGGCGCATCATGGAGATTTTCAGGCTGGCAGACGCATCCTCCTGCTCCATAAATTTACGGATAGACCCGACCACCGGCGCAGCGATAACCGCCGCATGGCCGGCTGTCTCCACCATTTCGGAACGCAGCTGCTGTCGGTGCTGTTGTGCCGCCCGCTGACCGGCAATCGCCTTGTTTAGATCGTTTTGGGCGCGGGTGGCGCGCTGGATCTGCATCGTCATAGCAGCAAAACTACGGCTCTGTTCCGACAGATCGCGCGAAGGCATCAGCCGCTGCTGTTGACGGATAGAGCGACCGAACGCCTCATTAGCGTGAGTTGCTTCTTTGATGGCTGATCCCAGAGATTTAGCGGTATGCTCAGCACGGCCGAAAACTGTGGTAAATCCGGCCTTCAATGCGGCGGCAATGGTTATACCGACTAAAAATTCCTTTGCCATACTGGTTTACCTGTGCTAATAATTAACTTATGGAACTCGACTTCAAAAACAATTTCACGCTCTCGATGGCCACCGTACTGTTTTGGCTGATGGTGGCCACCGCTTCCCTGTGGCTATTTGCCAGCATGTGGGTAGCGGTAGGCTTCTGGACGGCATTGCTCGGGTTTGTCGTCTTGGGGCTGATACTGGCCTGGCCTGCCGGTGTGGCCTTTACCGTCGCCAGTTTCTCCCTTGCCGTGCTTATTTCCGGCATCTGCCGGCTGTTCCGATACTCTAAACAGCCGGGCTCTACATCTTCGAATACTTCGCTTTAACCTGCCGGTTGGCCTGTTGCTGCCAAATCAAAATCTCATCCGGCGACATTTCTTCAATCATCATGGGCGAGAAACCGAACCACCAAGCCAAATCGGCAGCGGCTTGGTGGTAGCTGTCCCAATCAATTCGCCCCAATACAAAACGTCTGCAGCTTGCTGTAATCCTCCCACGCCATATTCTCAAAATCCTCCGGCATCAGGCCGGAAGCCAGAGCCATGACATGGATCTGCTGCAAGGCCGCACTGTTCGGGTACAACTCGGCTGCCTGCTTGTAGTCTTTCACCAGCACGCGGCGGGTGGTCACTTCCGTAACCGTTCCGTTTGGAGTCTCAATCGGCTGCACCAGCTGGATGGTCTGGGTAACGCCGATTTGCTGTTGTAATTTTTGTGCTTCGTTCTGAGCCATTTTTGCAATCCTTTTTCAAATTGGCCGGGCGGCGCGGCCTGATAAAACCGCCGGTGGTAAATAAAAATCCCTACATCGGATTTGATGTAGGGATTGTCGCTTGCGGGAGCTTTAAAGGTCTTTTAAACGGCTTTAAAAAACTATGCCCCGATATTGCGCCGGTAGGCTGCTTCCACATCCACGCCGTCTACGCGGTATTCGTTGCGCAGGGCGTTGTAGTACAGCACTTCGCGTCCGTCCAGCACTTGGCGGATTTCGGTAGCTTGGTACGTTGAACTGAACTCTGCCTTTTCTTTCGGTTTGTAGCCACCCAGCGCATTCTTGCTGAAGGTGGCGGTTACCATCGTCACCAGCGGCACTTCCTTCACGCGGCCGGTGGTGTCGTAGGTCTCCACGTTGGCACGCACCATCAGCTGCACCGCCTTGTAGGGGTTGGCGGCTTTGCGCGCCACTTCGGGGAAAAAGCTATTCCAAGTAATCTCGCCCTCGAGTGCGGCCACACCCATCGGCAGCTTGACCGTGCCTTTCAGCCCCAATCCTTTGTATTCGTCCTGCTCAAACTCAAACTCCGGCAGTTTGAACTCGCCGGCCTTGCCCAACAGGTCGTTGCCGTCGATGTAGACGTTGGCGTTGTAAATCACTTTGATATCGGACATCTTTCATTCCTTCCTTATCGTTGGCTGACCAAGTTGGCCAGATATTTGCGGGTCATCACGCTGGCATTGCTGATGCGCTCGGCCGGCAGCTTGGGCGTGTATTCGTACTTGATCGGTACTTGGCCTTTGCTGAAAGCATCCACCAAGTCGTAGTCGTAATCCAAGTCCACGCTGTAACCGACGATGGATTGCAGGGTGCCCAGATAGGTGCGGATGGAGCCGAGCAGGCTGTCAATCAGGGCATCGTCAATCGGGCGGTCAATATACTGCAATTCGAAGCGGCGGATGGATTCGTCGATCACGTCGCCGGTGCGTTGCGCCACCTCGAAGTTTTTGATGTGGCTGACGGTCGGGAAGCAGGCCAGACGGTTACCCCACATACGATAGCCCGTACCATAGCTGTTGAATACAGTCGTAATGCCTTTTTCATTCAGACGGTTGGTTTCGGACTGCGGGTCGTCCGCACGGGCGGTCAGACCGATTTCCATCCCCGTCACACCCAAGAGCTCGCGGTTGGAGATGCTGAACCAGTAGCCCTGTTCCACATCGGTTTTCATCCGCAATCCTGCCGCATGGGTGGCGAGGCTTTCCAAACCCAATAAACCGGTCACATAAGGGAAGAAGAGCTGCACACGGTCGGACGAGGTTTGGAAATTGATGCTGCCCAACGGCCCGCGTCCTTCCAAAGCCTTGCTCAATGTCGTGCCTTTCGGCGCGGCTGCATAGGCAATGGCTTTGAGCTTTCCGGCAACGACTTCCATCGCCCCTCGGACGGTGGCGGTTTTGTCGTATTCCGGCACAACGATGATTTTCGCGTCTGCACCCTGGCGCGCGAAGCCTTCGGTCAACAGTTCCAGCCCCGTGCGTTTGCCGGTTGCCGCCACATACGCGCCGATGATGTCGGCTTCGGTCACTTTCGTCGGGTCGGTATAGGTGTAGCTGATTTTCGGGGCGGTCGGCTTGGTTTTGTAGGTAATCTCACCGGTCAGCGTATTGATGGTGTAGTGCGTATTTTCGGTCAGCGCATTACTGCCGTCTGTCAGCGTATAGCCGCTTTGCAAAGCGGGCTTGGCAGTTTTGGCCGTCAGGGTATCGGGATTGATCTTCAATATCTCGTCGCTGACGGTTGTCTTATGTTTTGCGGGATCGCACACATTGACGACATAGGCGACACCGCTGCCGTAACGCGTCCAAATATGTGCGGCATCAGGCAAGGTAAAACCCTTGCCGGTCAGGCTGCTGCCAAATTGCAAGAAATCACGGCCGGCGGCGCATACGGTCAGCGTATTGACCGCACCGGCCGGAGCCGTGCCGACAATGGCGGTAATCGCGCCGTCGGCGGTGTAGATCGGGCTGGTGCCGCCGTCGATACGTTTGGTTTCCGTACCGTGGTGGAAAGCTGCGGACATAATAATCTCCTAGGGTTTGGGTTTGATATCGGGGTTGAGCGGCTGGCCTTTCTGCCGCAGGTACAGGCTGCTGACTTTGGGTCGGGTATCCGCCGGGCGGCGTTCGACCTGCTGGGTTTCGGTTTGGGCAATCAGCTGGTACTGCCATGCGCCGCCTTCTTCGGCCAAAAACTGCTCGCTGATTAAATGGCACGGCTCGCAGTCGGGCGGGCGGTAGCCGGTAATGGCCAGCCGCAATGCGTCGAGCAAGTCCAAGGCCGCGCCATCATGGTTCAGGCCGCGCCCGAACACAGTCAGCGCCAGCGTGACGTCGCGCTGCTGGCCGATTAGGCCGAGGCCGTCCGGACGGGCAAACTTGCTGCCTTGATAACCGACCAGCACCGCGCCCAGCGGTGCCATAAAGCGGTAGCCCGCCGGGTCGTCGGGGAACAGCTCCACCGTGTAGGCGGGCAGCTCGGCGGCCAAATAATCGCGTACGGCGGTCAGAATCGGGCGGGTGGCAGACATCAGTAGCCTCCCCAATCCTGCTTGGCATTGCCGCGCACCCGGTAGGCACCGTGCTCGGCCTGCGGCCGTTCGGTATCGCTGGCCAGCTCGTCGGCACGCACACCCAAATGCAGCTTGCCATCACGTACCTGCACCAAGAGCTTGAGCGCGTTGTCGTAGGCAGCCTGCAAAGGTTTGGGGAAATCGGCAGTGTTGATGCGGCGGGTATGCAGCCAGTAGCGCGCGATGTCGCTGCACACCGGCCGCAGGATGCTGGGTACCGGCTCCAGCGGCAGGGTGTAACGACCCATCAGGTAGCCGTCGGCAATTTCGCAGGCATAAGCGATGGCTCTGTCCACCACCGCCCAGTCCGGCTCGGTGCTGCCGCCGATATCGTTGGTCAGTTGGGTCAGCTCGACCAGGCTGACGGCAGCCTTGATGTCTTCGCGCGTGATGTACATGGCTTATTCCTTTTTGCCTTTGCCGCGTGCTTTGGCCTGTTCTTCAGCCTGCTCGGCAGATTCTGCCGGCTGTTCGGTTTCAGCCTGTGCCGGCTGCTCTGTCTCGGCAGGCGCGGTTTCGGCCTCAGCCGGTTGTTCGGGCTGGGTCGGTTCGGCAGGCGGCTGTTCCGGCACCGGTGTTGTGCCGTCCGGCTGGTAGCCGGATGCGGCCAAGTCTGCGTCCGAGATGCTGCCTGCGGTCACATGCGCGGCCACCAGCTCGTACTGCTCGGGTGTCAGGTCTACGGCTTCGCCGGACTCAACGCGGAATTCCTTGCCCTCGGCATCGGCCAGAATCAGCGGGGTGTTGGCGATATAGGTTTTAATCATGGCTAGCCCCTCATTAAGACTTGGATTAACTCGCCCGCACCTGCAGCGGCACTGCGGGCAATACCGACGGCCTTGGCACTGCCTGCGGTCTTGACGGCGCAGCCTTGGGCATCGGGGGATACCTCGTCGCCCACGGCCAGCGCGCCGCCGGCTTCCACCACCACTGTGCCGATGGTGTCAACGGCCAAGATTTCGTTGATGTCGGCATCGTAAGGGGTGGCGCCCAGCACCTTGTCGGTAGCCGTAGCCTGTTTGCCGGCGAAGCTCACAAAACGGTTGGCCACGATTTTGCCGGCGGTTTTGACTGTGGTGACCAAGACCACTTGTTTGGTCGGTTTAGACATTGTTTTGCTCCTGTTTCTGTGTAAACACGTTTTCTTTCACTCGATAGGCTTCCAGTTCCCACAGCTTGCGGACTGCATCCTGATAAGCCGCCTCACACCCCACTTCTTGATCAAACATGTCCGGGTTGATACAAGCTGACTGGCCAATTACCACAAAGCCCGATTTCAGGGTCAGCGAGCAAACTGTAGCTGTCGTTTCGCCAATACGGTGGTAATCGGCTTTGTGGATTTTGTCGGTCAAGTCTTCCAAGGTAACGGACAAATTCATACTGTTCTCCTTCAGGCTGCCTGAAGATCTCAGGCAGCCTGTTTCTAGGTTTAAGCGATGGCTTTCTCGAAGAGATAGCCGCAGGCACCGCCGATGGCGGCAGCTTTACGGATGTCGGTGTAGCGCACGTACTCCACCTTGCCGCCCACGCCTTCGTAGCGGTCTACCACCGGCATACCGCGGCGGCGGAAGGTATAGCCGAAGGCAGGCATACCTTCGTCGTTGCCGGCTTCGACCGGTTTCGGGCGCACAATCAGGCTGGCGAAATTGCCCCACACATCCTTGGTGGCTTTCTTGCCGTCGGGTGTGGAGACGGCCTCGCCGACGATGATTTCTTCCACATCCAAGAGGCGGGTCAGCTGCTCGAGCGTAAGAATCCCGCGGTCGCTGTTGGCCGACAATTGCCCGCGCAAGCCTTTATGTAGGATCAGCTTGCTGTACACCGATGCCCCCAATACCAGCACGTTCGGGCGCACACCACAGGCGGCACGCACTACTTCCCTTGCATTGGCAATATCGGCCTGTACATCGGAGGTATCGTCGCTCCACTGCTTGGTGGCCGACAGGTCTTTGCTGTGGCCGCTCTCATAGGTGGGCTTGGCCTGAATCAGCGCGGCAATCTCCAACTCCTGCCGCAGCTGGATACCGGCGGTCACGCGGCGGGTGGCCTTGGCCTTCTCATCAAACACCGATTCGTGCTGTGCGCGGTAGTCCACACCGGCGGCCAAATCGTGCTCTTCCAGCACCACCGACATCTTGCCCGGGAAGTCCAGCGTAATCACATTGCTGGCGGCACCCACGGCACGCTCGGTTTCATACTCGATCAGCGAGCCTTTACCGAACTTCGGCACTTTGATGCCTTCCTTCTCGGTCAGTACCACCGGCATGATGCGTTCGCCGATGAAACCGCCCTGTCTGTAGCCCAGCGCCAGCTTGGTCAATACTTCGTCCACTTGGCGCAGGTTGCCCAAATAAGTGTTGCTCATGTTTTATCTTCCTTTACTGGATAAACGGTTAATCAATTTGCCGTGCGGCGCGCGGCTTCTTCGTAGGTGATGCCCTCGGCTTTCTGCAAAGCCAAAGCCCGCTCGTGGTGGCTCATGCCCTCGGCGAAGTTCAGGCTGCCTTTGGCCATCTGCCCGGTCGGCAGCTGTTGCGGCAGTACCGCCGCCAAAAACTCGCGCAGCGCAACGCCCAGCGGCTTCGCTGCCTCACCCTCGCCGAAGTCGGCGGTGGTGTGCTCGGGGTGCTCGGCAAAATCCAGCACCTGCACCACCAAGGCTTTGTCGGCTGGTTTCAGGCGGCCTTCCTTTACCAGTCCCTCGGCAAAGTCGGCGTTTTGCTTGTGAGCAGCATCACGCTTGGCTTGGTTTTGCTCATCTTGCATTTTTTTCAAATCAGCTTTGGCTTCGGCAGCTTCAGCTTCCGCCTTTTCGCGGGCGGCCTTTTCGGCAGCCAGTGCGGCAGCTTGGTCTTGTTCAGACATGGGAGACTCCTTATGGTCGGTTGGGTTGGGGGTGGGAGGGGGATCGGCAAACAACACCGGGTCGGGTGGCAGGTCAGGCCGGGCGGCCATTTCCTTGATGCCTTCGATTTCCCAGTCCGGCACCACCTTGTCGGCGGCGTCCTGGCCAAACTGGGCAATCAGCCATTCGCGCATATTGCGCCACAGCCGGGCGGCGATACCGTGTGCCGCCTCGGAAAACTCAATCACGCCTTCCTCGGCTTCGCCGAACTCAATCGCCCGCAGCCCCTTGACCGCCGGGGCGTGCGCACCGAGAAAGCCGACATGGCGCAGGTAGTAGCTGTCCGGTACCGGATTGTTCGGATGGCCGGGCGGCCAAAAGGAGGCGGATACCTTCTTGTAACGTCCGGCGCGGACGGCCTCGGCAAAGCCATCATCCATTTGGGCAAACTCGGCAGTCAGGCTGCCACCGTCGGCTGCCAGCTTCGGCACCCAGCCGTAGGCCGGGGCATTCATGGCCGGATGGCCGATGACAATCGGCGCTTCGTGCAGCTTCGGGTCGTACACTTCGGCGGCGCGCTGTACGTCGGCATCCGTGATGTTCCACCGGCTGCCATCGGCGCTGATGCGTTCGCCACTTCGAAAAATCTCAAACATAAAAAATCCCCATCACTCGTGTTAAGCGAATGATGGGGCATGGGCTGCCTGAAAGTCCTTTAAACGGGTTTAAAAAAATACCTCCGAAGCCAGTATCGCCAAATTTGCGTTTTAAGCGCGTTCGGGCGGCGGGATAAGCAAACGTACCAAACCGTAAAAAGGCATCGGTCAGGAACGTTCCTGACCGACCTTGTGCGCGTTTTAATCTGTTTTACTCCCTTTGCCTTTCCCTTCATCGAACAAATCCTGCTGTGCGGCGTCGATTTTAGCCTGTCGTACCCGTTCTATGATGCGGTAAATCCACTGCTCCGAAAACCCGTACTCGCGTGCCAGCTCTTTTTGATTGGTACCGTCGAACTTGTCAAAGATTTCTACGTCGCGCTCGTCGATGTCCCACAGCACCCCGTGCGGGATATACAGGTTCTGTCCGCCCCATTCCCGCGCCATACGTTTGGCCACATGGTTACCGATGGTTTTGGCCTGTTTTTTGTCCGCCACCCCGGCAGAATGCACTTCCTCCCCGACCTTGGCCGCCAAATCGGACAGCAGCTCGGCCACCCTTGCCTGCGTCATGTTCCCGCTCCTTCCCGCGTTACCCGCTGTTTCCATTTTTTCAAATGCTCAATCACCCGTGAGGCATCGTCCACACTCAGCCAGCCCTGATAGTCCACGCCGGTCATGCGGGACACGAAACGCGCCAGGCTCAATTCGCTCGGGCTGCGTACCGCGCCCAAGCGGTGCAGCTCCAACCACAGGGCGCGGATTTTTTTGATTTGCGCATCTACCCCGGCGGCGGCCTCGCGCACCGGAATGTCCGGCTTGCCACTTTCGGCCTGCGCCTTGGTGGTGACCACAAACCCCATCGCCTTCATGCCGCGCAGCGCCAGTTCCAGCTCCTCCAACGACAGCTTGGTACTGCTGGTCTTGCCGCCCGATACGTTGGCCAGCAGCCTGCGGTAGGCGGCATCGTCCAGCATCAGCTGGTTCTTGGCCACGTGCAAGAGCTTAATCAGGCGGGCTTTCTTGTGGGCTTTGGGTTCACTCATTTGGACTCTCCTAATGTTCCACTGATGCCGCCGCACTGTGGCAGCGGCATGGGTTGAACATCACTTATTGTTTGAGGGCGTCGCGCAGCGGCTTGCCAGCTTTAAACTTAGCCTGTCTAGCCGCCGGAATCGTGATGGCTTCACCGGTGGCGGGATTCCGGCCTTGGCGTTCGGCTCGTTCGACTACGGTAAAGGTACCGAAGCCCACCAGCTGCACGTCTTCGCCGCGCTTGAGGCTGTCGGCCACGATGTTTTCAAAGGCAGTCAATGCTTTGGTGGTATCGCTCTTACTGAGCCCAGCCTCAGCTGCCATCGCGTTGATCAAATCGGTTTTATTCATGGTGTTACTCCTAAGTGGTAAACGGCAAACCGTGCCGTGCGGTATTGCTTACTGGACGGTGCACTCCCAGAACTCCTTGCCGGTTACCGTCTTGAATTCCTGCCTAATCAGTTCTATTGCAATCAGGCCGAGGTTTTGCGCGATGCTGCCGCCGTCTTCGCCCGGGTCGGGCAGCCGCTCGTCCGAAGTCATTTTCAGCATAACCCCGCGCGGGGCGTCGGCAATCATGATGGTTACTTTTGCCATATCGTTACTCCTGCCAACCGCCCAACAATCCAACCAGCTCGCCGATTAAGGCGCTCAGGTTGGCGGATACGATGAGCTGCGAAGCAGCGGCCAAGTCGGCGGCATCGTCGCCGTGGTTTTCCGCCGCTTCCTGCAGCACATCCAAATACTGGATACGTTTGAGCGTGAACTCGCTGGTTAGCACAAAGGCAACCCGCCCGTCCCAAACCAAGCCCAGCTCGCTCACTATCTTGCCGCAGCGCACATGGCCGGCCACTTCCTCGGCTGTCAGGTCTTGCCGTTTTATGCGTATCTCCGGCGGCACATCACCCGCGCCTCGCAATGAGGCAATGTCGTCCAGCTCAAAGCGTCCGGCTGCCTCGCCGCGCAACAGCCATTCAGTCATCAGTGCCGATGGCGTTTGGCGGGTATGTACCAGCTGGGCTTTCAAGCCGCCCAAGGCTTCGCGCAGTTTAGCGAGCAGGTTTTCCGCTTTGGAGGCGGCAGCGCTGTCCACCAGCAACATGCCGCCGGCAAAGAGTGCACGGGTATGGGTGGCGCGGACAAAGGCACGAGGCAGCAACTCATCGGTTACCTGCTCCTTCAATTCCTGCCGTTCTTTGCGACCGACCGAACGGCATTCCTGCTGCTCAATACGTGCCACCCGTTCGCCTACCGCCCGCTGGATGACACTACCCGGCAATACCTTCTCCTCCCGCCTTAACGCAATCCCCATCGTTTGTTCAACCTTAAAGACCAGCTCGGGGGTGAAGCTCTGCGGTGCGGCAAAACCCTCGGTAAACCAATCCAACCCACCGCACGGGGCAAAGGGTGCGTCGGCCAATTTGTCGGCCAGCAGGGCGGCATTCGGAATTTCAGACGGCCTGAATATGGTGCATTGACTAAACCACATAATTACACCTTCGCAATATCCAAGTTCATCAAGCGATACTCGCCGTTGGCATCACGCTCGTGCACCCGCACAAAGGCCTTGCTGGTATGCACCTGCAGGCTGTCGCTCAATGCATCCATCGCGCGTTGCCATTTCTCGTCGCCGATGTCCAGACGGCGCAGCCCCAGCACGCGGGCGGTGCTGATATTGCCGTCGCGGTCGGTGGCGAAGGCGGCGTTGATGATGGCCAGCAGCTCGGGGCGGCTACCTTCCGAGTATTCGCGGATACATTCGTCAATCAGCACTTTGGCTGCGGCCAGCCCTTCGTCGAATACCAGGGCATCTTGCATCGCCAGCTGCACGCGGTACTGACCGTCGAAACTGTGCAGGCGGATATTGCCCTTCTTGCCGCCCAGCGAGGTGCCGTACTGGTTGGCGGAGAGTTCGGCAAAGGCCGCAATCTCGTCCATCGCCCAGCGGCGGTATTCCTGCAACTCCTCCTGTACCGCGCGGGCGCGGGCGGTAATTTTCTGCACCAGCTCGTCGCGCAGCAGGTCAATCGGGCGGATGTTGGCAATCGGCACCAGATTGCCTCGCGCGTCCTTCTTGTATTGGCTCATATCAATTTGGCTCATCTTCATTCCTTCCATCGCCTAAAAATCGGTTTCGTTCAATCATCTTGTCGGCCAGCATGCCCAGTATTTCGGCCAAACGCTTTTTGTTGCTGGCTATTTCCTCTTCCGTCCACACCTTTTTCGGGGCTTCCAGCTGCGGCAGGGGCGGTACGGGCGGGATACAGGCAATCAGCATTTTCGGGGTCGGCCAGCGGTCTACGGTTGCCCATAACGCGCCGAAGGCCTGTCGGATGCGCGGTACGTCGCGCTCATCGTTCCAGGCGATCGGCAGCGAATCGAAAGCGGCAATCCATGCCTGATACGTCCCGTCGGCCGCATCGAGCGGCGGATGCCCAGGCAACCGCATGGCGAACATGTGCTGGATACCGGATACCAAGGCATTGTTTACTTCTTTGGTCATCATTTCGGGCCATCATCGCTTAAACTTCTCACCGGCTGCGGCCGCTTGCAGGGTACTGCTGGCCGCGGTCTGTTGTTGCGGGTTAAGGCTGCCTGAAAGGGCGGTATCCGCTGCCGGAGCCAAGGCTGCGCCGGCGGTTTTATCCGGCGTCCAGAAGGTCAGGTTCTCCAGTAGGAAGCCGTGGCTGGTCAGGGGCGGGGTCAGCTTGCCGCTGTCGCGGGCTTCGATAACGCGGTTAAACGCCCAAATCCATGCTTCGCGCGGTGCGGGGTAACTCTGCCGCTTGCGGGTAATCTCGCCCGCCTGAATCAGCGGTACCAGCTCGCCCAGCAGCTTGGCCGCCCGCGCCCAGCTCAGGTCGCGCTCGCCCGGGCGGAACAGGCCGAGATAGCGCAGCGCGGCTTTGGTCAGCTCGTCGGAGATACCGGCCAGCGCTACCATCAGACTGCGCGCCTCGTCGTGGGTAATCAGCACCTCAAGGCTGGCGCTGGCGCCGCAGCACGGGCAACGGGTTTTCATGCTTCCGCTCCCTGTTCGGCATCCAGCCGGATAAAGGTGTCGATGTCTTCGCGCTCGGTTTGCAGGGTAAATGCCCTGTCTTCGTCGTTCATGTCGCCCGGGTAGTCACGCAGAATCATCCAATCCAGCCGGGCAGTGTCGGGGTGTATAACAAGCTCCAAATCATCGCTATAGACAAGCTCTGTCTTCTCTTCGGAGATAAATTGCACAGTAACCTCATCGCGTGTGTTTGCCTCTTCCAACACCACACCGAATACCGTATTTTCTACATCTTTGAAACGAACATGGTCGCCAAATTTAAAACAGGTTTTCATTTCATTTGTCCTCACTTATTTCCCAACCGGGTCATACACAATCCCGCGCATCCGCTCTTGATCACTCATGCGCTCGTACACTGCTACCGCTTCGGCGGCCTCACTCTCAGCCTGCCGCTCTTTGGCTGCCAGCCGTGCCGCTGCCGTATCCGGTTGTCCCACCAGCTGCCGATGGGCGGTAGGCTGCGGGGTACAGCTGCCGGCCATGGCGGCATAGGCCACTGCCACGATGGCGGCAATCAACCAGTTCCGAGCTTCGCGGCGGGCAACGTTTTTTAATTCCGACCACATGGTTGTTATCCTTTCCAACTGATGCGGATATAACGCACCGCTTCGCCGACACCGATACCGATGATGACCAGCGCCAGCGCCAAGGTCAGCGCGTTGCCGAGCACCTGCCAGCAGCTTGCCTGTACAAACCAGTTCCAAAATGCACTCATCTCACACCCCCCTCACCATGTCGCCGTCCACCGGCATTTGCAGTTCTGCTGCCTGATTCATGGCCGCCGATACCAAGTTGTTCACCGCCAGCGGGTAAAGCAGGCTGTGCTCTTCCACCCCGCGCCCGCTGCGCCCGCGCACCGTCAGCCGTTCGGCCACCGCGTCAATCGCGCTCTCGTCCATAATTTTGGTGATGTCGCCGCCGGCGCGTTCGATTTTGTGTTTCAGGTAGCCTGCCAGCCGTCCGTCGGTCAGCGGCAAGAGCGTCACCACCTCGCAGCGCTGTACTACTTCGCGCACCGCCGGGTTGTTTTCGCTGAGCTTCTGTGCCAGTTCGGTCTGGCCGATCAGTACGATGCCGAGCAGGCGGTCAAAACCGTTTTTCAATTCAAAAAAGCGTTTCAGGTGCTTCAGGGTGGGAATCGGTAGGCCGTGTGCCTCTTCAATCATCAGCACATGTTTGTTGCCCGCCTTCGCGCTCTCCTGCAGGGCACGGTGGATTTGGCGGAAACGTGCTTCCGAATCGCGGTAGGGTCGGGTGCCGGGCGATACGGCTTCCAAGATGGCGGCGGCAATATGTGCGGCTTTCAGGGTTTTGCCCTTCACATCGTTGTCTTCCATCGCCAGCACATACGGTTCGATGGTGATAACCTGCCTGCCTTCGCGGTTGATGCGGTCTTGCAGGTCTTCGCGCAGGGTGGACTTGCCCGCGCCGCTTTCGCCGACCACCGCCACAAAGCCGCCGTGGCAGGCCGTCTGAAACATTGCCTCGCGCACATAGCGCACATCAGGGGTCATATACACGTCCTCCGCCGATCTAATCTCATCGTTGAACGGGTCGCGTACCAGGCCGAAATAACGGCGGGTGGCTTGGGTCAAAGTGGCTTTTCGTAGTAACATAGCGTCGTCCTCGCTTTCATTAGGATGGGCAGGTGCGGTTTCCGGTTCGTTTTCCAGACATTGCGGAATGTCCGCACCATTCGTTTCAAAATACTGCTTCAAACTCTCGCGCAGCCCGGCTGCGCCTTTTTTCGGCCATTCGCCGTGGTTGACTACCGCCACCAACCTGGGCTTGCTGCAGCCGATTTCAGCGGCGGCCACGGCATACGATTTGCCGATTTTTCTAAATGCTTCCTTCATCTCATGCCCCTTTCACAATCCGCAGGCTGCCTGCGGTTTTCAGACGGCCGAATACTTCTTCGATTTGGCTGGCGGCCACTCCGTCCGGGTACAGCCGTTGCAGGGTTTTCACTGCCTCGCCCCAGTTGCCGCCGGCCGCTTCGATGCGCGGTTTGAGCAGCTTGGCCAGCTCGACCTTGCTCAACACCTGCTCGCGCACTTCCATCGTGTTGTAGGCCATCTGTTGCCCTTGCTTGGGCATATACAGGGTGTTGGCGGCGGCCAGCGTGTCTTCCTGATGTTTGAACGGGTCGATTTCGCCGCCGAAGGGCACCGCCTTACCTTTGCGTTTGGCCGCTGCCGCTTCCAGCGTGTCGGCCTGCATCGCCAGCTTGTCCAGCTCCTTGGCGTGGCTTTGTGCGGTGGTATCGGCCTGCCCTTTGTATTCCGCACCGATTACGGCGGCATCGGCTCTGAAGCCCATCTCGTCAAACACCACCTCCGGCACCGCCTGCCAGATTTCGTTGCCATCGCTGTCGTAAGTGGCGATACGTGCGCCGGTCGGCTCCCACGGGTTCTTGGCCACCAGCAGTTTCTGCCCCACCAGCACGCCCTTGATGTCTTTCACGCTGTACACCCGGCCGCCGAAGCGTATTTCCAGATCGGGTGATACCTTGGCTTCTTTCGGTGCGGAAACGGCCAGCTCGCGGCAGTAGTCGGCAGGCGGCGGCAGAATCAGCTGCTCGGCCTTGATTTTGTTCCACGCCTGATAGCGGGTCAGGCCGTGTCGGCTGTGAATCTGCGTGCCGTTGTAGTAACGCATCCAGCGTTCGGCCAGGTGGTTCAGCTGCCCGATGTCGTGCACCTCGGTAAAGCGCAGGCTGCTTTCAAACGCCGTCTCCACAATGTCGTTGCCTTTTTCCACCTGTCCTTTGGCGCGCGGGTTGCCCGGCTTGTTGATCTGCACATGCACATCCAGCGACTTGCACAGGTTTTTAAACGCTGCCGAGGTATTCGCACTGCCCGGGTCGAGCATCACCATGCGCGGCACGCCGCGGAACGGGTCTTTCAGGATGTCCGCCTTCTCCTGCATCATGAAGATAAAGAAGTCGCACAGGTTGGCGCTGGTCTCGCCGCCGAAGTAGTAGCGGGCAAGAATGGTGCCGCTGGCGTGGTCGGTGCCGGTGTAGCGCCACACGCGGTCGTTTTCGATTTTGACCACGTTTTTCGGTTTGTTTTTGTAGAACTCTTCCTGCTTCATTACCCGCAGGCCGCTGTCCTCGCCGCTGCGCGGCAGGTAGTAGAGCACGCACAGGCTGGGGTCGATCTGCCAGCAGTGGTTCGGGTGCTCCGATTTCATGCGGTTCACCGGCGCGGGCTGCAGCAGTTGGTCGGGATGCAGTTTGTATTCGCGCAGGGCGCGGGTAACCGTGCTCTCAGACAAGGGCAGCACCTCGCCCGTTTCCTCATCCACGCGGGCGGCATCGATTTTGCCGTTGGCGCGCAGCATCTCCACCGCACGGGCGAAAGACATCAGCCGTTTGCCGTTGCGCCGCATCGCCTCCATCAGCACGGCCGAAATCAGCTGTGCCTCGTGCAGGCTTAATTCCGAGCGGCCGGCATCGCTGCGCCGTTTGCGGCCGGGCTTCACACTGACCGCTTCCAGTTTGCGGTACAGCGTGGCCACGCTGATGCCCAGCTCGGCCGCCTGGCTTTTCAGGTAGCCTGCCTTCTCGCCGTGGCCGAGGGTGGCTGCATGAGCGGCCACGGCAGCCAGTTTCTCGGTCAATGCAGGGTTCATGGTTTACTCCCCGTCCAGCCATTCCGGCTTGGCGTTGGTCGGCGCTTCTTGCGGCAGGGTAAAGCGTTCGCGCAGGGTTTCGGCATCGCGGATGATTTGGTTGATGGCCGCCACCATCTGCGGGCGGTGGTCGTAGCCGTTGGCTTCGCCGTGTGCCAGCATCTGTTCGAAGACCTCGGCAAAGCGGCTCAAGTCGCTGCGGGCGGCCACTTCCAAACCGGAGAGCCGCATGGTCAGCTCGCTGCCCACGTCTTCGGGGCTCGGCTCTTTGCCCGTCTGCTTCTTGGCCAGTTTCTCGGCCAGCTCGTCCACCTTCTTGTTTTTGTCGGCGATGATTTTGTCTTTGGCCTCGGCGGTGTCGCGGCTCGCGCGCAGGGCGGCGCGGAGTTCGTTGCGGGTCATGCGGTCAATGTCGTCTAGAGTGTGACCATTGATGTCGCCGCCGTCAGCTAAATCGACTATCGCCTCATCCTCTTCTACCAGCAGCTCCAGCAGTTTGGATTTACCCAGCTCCATCAACTTTGGTGCGGCCTTCTGCATTTGCGGGG